CCAAATAGACTAAATCGTCGTTATTTGCTTGCATGCAGAAACCTGAAGCATCTTCCTCCACTCCTGGGTGTTGTAACACCACCTGATTCAGGAACGTTTTGCTGGGTCGAACTCCCTGGCTCTTTCCGTCAACCGGTGATTTGTCAACTATAATACCAACCCTTTGGAATTTAGCTAAAGCAGCTAACGTAAAATTACCCACGTAAGTTACCAGCTCACCCATGTTCGTCACATAAGTTGCCGGAAGTGTAGGCCATGCTACAATATCACGTTTTGCAATAGCATAAACATCTTCTTTGATACCTGGAAGGTTTGTAGTCCCAACGGCCCAATCAAGGGCTTTGTATTTGATCATAATATATTTCTCCTATATTTTTAGTGTGAATAATTACGCTTAAACGAACAATTTTGCAACCAATAACTTTTCTGGGCTTATGGTTTCAAATTGAACACCAAAGAACATAGCAACAACGAATTGTAATATGAAAGCAGCGTGTTTTTCAACAGTGATTTTTTCAGTATCACTTTGTTGATCTACACCAACCAACATATTACCTTTGGTAGTCATGTGGATATAAGGCGAAGCTTTTTTATTTGGCAATGCAACTAACTCGCACATATCGTCCGAACCTTCCAAAAACGTTTTCTTAAACGCAGTATTGTAAGGTAATGCACCATGAGATGCCTGGTAATCGTCGTTGTACATATTGTACACGGTTTTCGAAATGAACATCTTGCACACTTCACCCTGAAGTTCGTCAGTTGCAGCGCGGTGAATCCCTTTCAGTACATCGCAACAATTACTTGAAGTGATAGCAGCTGTCAATTCAACCAGGTTGCCTTTTGCAACTGCAATCTTACCGGAAGTAATATCGGCCTTAGTAATAGTATCGAATCCGTCAAATAAATCAACAGTACCGGTTCCAGCAGAATTACGAACGGCAGACCAAAGAACTTTATTCAGGTTCTTAGAAATCTTTTTAGCTAAAAACACCAATACTAACTGAGTGATAGCAGTATTTGTCAGCCCTTGCCCACTCAATACCGAATCTCCATAGATTGACATCGCTACAGAATTCGGTTCGAAATTTTTGATTACAGAACCAAAATAGGTTTCAAGGTCACGACCCTTGATGGTAACTGAAGTTGAATCCTCACGTTTTGGATCATAAGGACCTATTTCAATGTCTCCATCGAGTTGTCCAACAGTTTCTTTTCCACGTATGCCCATGCGAAGGGACATATGATCCAGTGAGCTTTGTAAGGCAATCACCGGCATCCACAATAATTCTTTGCGATACTTCTTTGCACTCAGTGCAAGTTCTTCGGGGGTTATTTCTACCATTGAAGTAATTTATTTAAAAGTAAATATTTAATAATTATGAAATTGAATCGAACATCTTACGGGCTCTGGTAACGGTGTTCATAAATTCATCTTTACCTTTTTCATCACCTTCACCATCTTCGTCAGTTTCTTTGTTGACTTTTTTGGTACTTGCTCCAGCTCCGGTTTTCAAGTTTTCAACCTGAGCTTCTAACTCGGTGATTTTAGTAGCTTGTGTTGCTACGGTTCCTTCGGCGGTATTAGCGCGGGTGACAGCTGCTGTTGTAGCTTCTTTTTCAGTCACTACATTGGCTTTCTCGGTGGCAATATCAGCTTCTTGCGTTGCTAATTTTGTTTCGATCGATTCAATTTGCGCTTCATTCAAGAATACACCACCATCGGCGCTCTCAAGAGATGGCACATTGAGAACCGCATTAATTTTAATGGGTTGTTTTTTCATTTTGATATTTGTTTTTTGAGTGAATAAGTCTTCGGAGTTAATTCGGTTGGTCGGCATTCCAAGGGCGTTGAACTTGTCTTTTAATCCGGCCATGTTTATTTTTTCAATGGTTGGAATAATTTCGTCGACAAATCCCCAGCTCAATGCTTCGGAAGAATTCATCCAGCCGCCAATTTTCATGAGGTCAAGAATTTCAGTCATTGACTTGCCTGTTTTGGAAACATACATTTGAGCAATAACCTCATCCACCTTGTTGTTTTCGTCAAGGTTTACTTTAAGTTCTTCAATGAGAACTGCCAGCTCATCGGCATTCATAGCTTTGTAAATTTCAACAGCATTCATCGATTTATGAATGAGGTAAAAGCCATTGGAAGCTATCCGCACTCTTTTTGCTTTCAGGTTCATCCATGTTGCTGTTGATGCATTGAATCCATACATGTCAACTTGGACATCACCATGGTCGCCAATAGCTTGGTAAATACCAAGTCCATCGTTCACATTACCGCCAAGCGAGTTGGAACGCATGAAAACCGGTTGATTTTTCAAATCATTCAATTTGCCTCTAACATAGTTCTGAGAATATCCCCAATTGCCTATGTAGCTGTCAATATCAATGTTGTAAGTAGGTGTAGACATAAAAAAAGTTGCAGTGTGGTTATTTACACTGCAACTTTACGGCTATATCAGGAAGGAAAAAAAGACTATAAATCAATAATATCAATAGGTGGAAGGGTTGATATCCACGTTATCTCGTAGTTTACGGCTCTCAGTCCGGAAGGGCTGGCATCGTTCACCGGCGAAAAACTTATTTCAGGGAATGGTTTTTTATCCGTGCCAACCAGGTATTTATTTTTGTATACGTCAGTGAGCCGGTAGGCATGAAACTTTGTTTGTAACCGATGCTGAAGTGCTGAATCTTTATCATCCGATACGACTCCGGTTATTTTTGTTGTATAAACTAACCCGTTGTCGGTTTGCTCGGGAGTGGTATTACAGGAAGATGGTTCGCAAAGCTTTAATTTAGTCCAATTGCCCAGGGCAGATGTAGTATCTCCTGGAGCAATTATTTTTCTGGGAGAAAGTATCATTTCTTCAGCTAATAGAAATTCGACAAATAATATAGTTGGAAGTATTTTTGTGCTCATTAGATTTGTGTTTAAAATTATACGCAATATACTGAAAGTACGCAAAGTATATAAGATAATGAAAGTATTCATTTACGACAAAAACGGCCTCTAAGTCAGGAAATTTTTTATGCGATTCTTATGTTTTTTTGTCTGAAGTATTTTTGTGTTGCCCGGTTATGAATTTGCGCTACCGTATCCCAGTGTTTTTCGTCAATGCCATGTTTCTCCATAAATGAATAAATCAACGTGGCTCGTTTCACATGGCCATTTTTCAGGGCTGTAATTTCAGTGACCAGATTTTTTTTAAAAAGTGTAGAAAAACTTTCTATCAGGGCGTTCTTTCCGGTATCGTGGAGATAATTATAATATGCCGGGTCCTTACCTTTGAAATATGGAATTGGTATAGTAATGTTAGAGCCTTCTCCTGTATCCGGTAGTTTGTTGCAAGGGGTTTTTACCAGTAGCTCATTAAGTAGTCGCATTTCGGGACTATCCTTGATGAGTTGCACCGGATTTCCAAATGTATCGGTTATCCACTGTTCCAAGTATTCAGGTACATTTAAATAAACATTGAAGTCGCTCATAATTGTATGCAATATTAGGGGGTTGATGTGTATTTTAAAAATTCAATTGGATTATCTGTGATATTTATAGGGTCGTTCGTGACCTTTGTATTTTTTATTATGGTGGAAATCGGAATCAATCATTTTTTCTCCAAAATTTTCAAGTGCTAAAATAGCTTCTGCGGCTGATGCTTTTAATGATTTAGTTTGGTTTTTGAATTTTTCAATTACTACAGGAGAAATACGCAATGCAAATTCAACCTGATGCGAATAGGTTGAATTTGCTATCTCTTTAGCTTCTGAGTCAACAATGGTAAGCGGTAACTCTGGATATCTAACCACATGCTCATGAGCTATAATTACAGTTCTGGCCTCATCTATTCCACAAATAATACCTTGAAATCCACCGCCAATTATTCCGATGCGTTTAGTCTTCGAATATAGTTTCATAATATCATTGGCTAATGCATCGTACATTGATTCCGGAATAGCGTTTCCATCCCATTCGGTTTCTCTCTCGTATGCTTTGAATATTTCTAAAATTTGGTTTTTCATGACTGAAAAATTTTAAGTCTCATTTTTTCTGCACGTTTTCCATATTCTAATAATGGCTTTTCAAGTTCCTGGTCCCAATTGGGATATTCCTTTCGGAAAGCATTATTTTCATATACTACTCGGAAGTAACTTGTATTATCTTCAAAGTCATAAGTAACTATACTTCCAACCAGTATTTGTTTTCCTGTAATATCTTTTGTCTGAGTTGGAAAACCTTTTGCTAACTTATTTACAAAAACTGTTTTTATAAATATTTCAATTGTCTCAGGTTCTGTCAATCCATATTTTATAAATAGTTCTATAGTATTTATATACTTTTTTGGAATTCGAATTTTGACACTTTCTGATTTTGGATTCTTAATTAGTACATTTAGTTGCCGTTGTTGCTTTTGTTGCTCCTGAAGGGCTTTAATTGCTTTGATTATATATTTGATCATGATTGTACTATTATTAATTGTGCTACATGTTCTAATTCGATATCCCTGGGAAACTTGCCATATTTTACTGAAGTATATCCTTTCCCGTCTACATTTTTATTTATAGTTCCCTGCCGTCCAGTACATCGGTTTTTTACAGGATCCCCGACTTCAAATTTTTGTCTATGGGCTTTTTCGCATTCCGGCCAACTAGTGAATGAGTGACAACTGCACCCGTGTAGTCCTGTGATCATAATCCCTTCATTGTTTCTTCGTAGAACTTTTCTTCTTCAATACAATCAATACATCTGCCGTCATCAATTAGAATTTCATTCGTTTGTTCACTGCATGAAGTACATTTTCCGGTCTCAAGCTCAGATTGAGAATAAGTTGTTTCTTCTATCATAATATCAAACTTAAAGGTAAATTTCTAATTTCGGCAGACGGTTCTTTACACTCCTGAAGTTCTTTCTCAAATTCTTCTGCATTCGGTTCATCTTTGTCAATGGCTACCCGTGTAATATAGCAATGTACTTTTATACCGCTTTCGGTAGTTCCTTCCCAGATACGTGCCGGCACTTTATTTAGGTGTACAATTTTGGTTGTGCTTTCAATTGATAGTTTCATACTGTTTTATTGTTAAGTTGATTTTTTGAAAGAGTATAACAGAACTGGCAATAAACGGCTTTCATTGCCAGATTCGTTATACTACTAAATTATTCGGTAATATCGTCAATTTCCCATTTCCAATCCATTGCATCTTCCTCTTTTATATTGGAAGAAAGCCATTCTATAGCTTCTGAATTTTCCATATCATCGGATGTAAATTCAGAGTTATTTTCTAATTGCTCAAAAACTTTATCTGAAACTTCAATATCACCATATCCAACAGTATAAGTTACTGTAACTCTTAAATCTTTGATTTTTTTCATTGTTGTTAAGTTGATTATTAGCCGTCGATTCACACCGCAAATCGACGGCTGTAAATTATTGCATTGCTTTTTTCGATATCTCAAGCATTTGTTTAGCCTGGTCGGTTGTTATAATTGCAAGTCGATTGACCGGATTTCGAAAGTTCAGAGGAACGGTTGACGTTACGTACTTCATATTTGTTTCAATATAAATGCCTTCAGGTGTAAAACCGAATATCGCATCGCCATTTGTACCATAACTTCCATCTTCGGCCGGACTGGGGAGAATTTGTCCACCCGATTGGTATTTGTATGGATCATCTACTATCTGCATTGTATTGGTGAGCTGACTATTCACTGAACTTATCTTATTTACCTGATAGTAACCAATTGGTTCTGATATCCCTTCTATAAAAATATACATGAAGAATGATACAGCGCGGTCATTTTGAAGTTTAAACCGTTTGATCAGGTTATCGCGCTCAAGTGACCAGGTGATACGTGG